CGATGAGCATTATCTAAAGCAGCTCAACACCCTGTCACTCATGAGCCAATCCCTGGGCACGCTCATTCGCACCCAACACCTGATACACGGCGGCAAGGGAGAGATTGAAGACGCAATCAACAACGCGCTCGAACAGATACGTTTGGACATGGGGATATGAGCACACTACAGCAAACCGTAGGAGCCGTGCTCCGCACGTTCGATAACTTCACCGCCCGCGCAGCGGGCATGAAGATGTATTTTTATCAGCTCGAACCAGCCAAAGCCATTATCGAATCCATTACGAAAAAATTGGGGCTCACGATAGTAATCGTGATCTCCCGCCAGGCAGGCAAGGACGAACTGCTTGCGAACCTCCTCACCTACCTCATGACATTATTCAGTCACAAAGAAGTGGGTATCGTCGTCGCTAATCCAACCTACAAACCCCAAACTACAAACTTCATCGTCCGGCTGGAAAGCCGGCTCAAGAGAAACCTGCTCACGCGCACAGTCTGGAAGAAACGCAGTGACTACATGCGCATCATCGGCAGCGCGATTGTCAGCCTGTTGTCAGGGGATAAAGACGCCAACGTGGTAGGAGCGGTCGCTTCACTCCTTCTGGTGGTCAACGAGGCGCAGGATATATCTACTTCCAAATACGATAAAGACTTCGCGCCCATGGTCGCATCGACCAACGCCACCAGAGTCATTGTGGGAACCGAGTGGACCAATGACACCCTGCTCGCGCGCGAGATCGACGCCGCGCGGCAGCTCGAAAAAGCAGACGGGATCAAGCGCGTGTTTGTCTACACCGCCGACCAGGTTCGAACCGTGAACGAAGCCTACGGTCAATTTGTAGATTCCGAAGTCCAGAAGAAGGGCAGGCAGCACCCGCTTGTAAAGACTCAATACTTCTGTGAGCGCATCGACGCAATCACCGGCATGTTCCCCGCGCGCAGGCTCGCGCTCATCCAGGGCGATCAACCCCCGCAGACTCTCCCTACCCTCGGACATATCTATGCCTTTCTCATCGACGTAGCCGGTCAGGACGAAGCCGCCATGCAGCTCGACGGGATGAACAACCCAGGCAGAGACAAAACCACCGTCGATATTATCGACGTAGACCTATCCGCCCTCGACCTGCTCCAAAGTCCAATCTATCGGGTTGTGCAGCGCTTCGAATGGCATGGCACAAACCATGTAGATATTTACGGGGGTATTAGTTCAATGGTCGATTTGTGGCAGCCCTTATGGATCATCGAAGACGCCACCGGCGCAGGCGAGGGATTATGGGGCATGTTGTACAAAGCCTATCCATCCCGAACCATCGGGTTCAAATATACGAGTGTTTCCAAAAGTGAATTGGGCTACGGTTTTCTAGCCATCGTTGAGAGTGGGAGATTTAGAGATTGCGTGCACAGCGAAGAGGTTCGCATGCAGTATCACAAATGCAAGAGCGAGATCCTTCAAGGACCAGGCAAGACCATGCGCTGGGGCGTGCCCGAAGGCACGCGCGACGAGAACGGACTATTAGTGCATGACGACTACCTCACTACCGACGCCCTCACCGCGCAATTGGATTTGCTTGAATGGTACATCCCCTTCGAGTCATTCTTCATCGAGCAGCCCGACCCATTGGAGGGTATGAATAATGCCTACTAAGAAAGAGTTAGAACAGCAGATCCAGGAACTCGAAGGCAAAATCAATCTCGCCAACGACGCGCTCGAAGCCGCGCTATCCCTCAGCCCAGAAACCGATAACAACTTCTTCACAAGGGGAATGAGTGACCTCTACGGTCCCACGCGCGGCACATGGGATCGAAAAAAGATTTTCGGCGAGAGCTTGCGCGCGTGGAGGGTCAACCCCATCGCGCGCCGCATCGTAAAGATCATGACATCATTCGTCGTCGGCAAGGGCTTGAAGATCAAGAGCTCACACGAAGGCACAAACGAATTTTTACAGGAGTGGTGGAGCCATCCCAAAAACCAGCTCAAGAAGAATATCAAACGCTGGAAGGACGAAGACACCCGCACAGGGAATCTGTTCATCCTTTTCAACGTGCTCGAAAATGGCATGACCATCCTGCGCGCGGTCCCAGCTGAAAAGATCGAGGAGATCGTCACCGATGATGACGATGTGGAAACCGAACTCAAATACACCAAAGACGCCACCGGCGAGGAATACTATCCAGCCTTCGACCTCGAAGCCGAGAAGCAAACAAAATTCATGATGCACTTTGCATCGAATCAGCCGGTCGGCAGTCCGTGGGGAGAAGCAGACCTCTCGCCCTTGCTCGTCTGGATAGGTCGCTTTTCATCGTGGCTCGAAGATCGAGTCCGTCTCAATCGTTTTCGAACTGCCTTTATGTATGTCGTCTCAGGCAAATACAAAAGCGAAGTAGACCGCCAGAAGCGCGAGTTAGAGCTTAACGCCAACCCTCCCAAGTCCGGCAGCGTTCTGGTCATGAACGAAGGCAACGGCGAGCAGTGGGGCATCATGGGCGCTCAGCTCGACAGCTTCGACGCCACCCTCGACGGCACAGCCATCAAAAAGAATATTCTCAGCGGCATCGGTTTTCCCATGCACTGGCTGGCAGAGCCGGAGAGCTCCACCCGCACCACTGCCGAAGCCGCAGGCACCCCCACATTCCGAACCCTCGAGGAGATGCAGAATGATTTCTTTTCCAATCTGGTTGATATGGCGCGCGTGGCAGTGGCTATCAGATCTCGCACCGACTCAAACGTCGATGCGCTCGCAGAGATTGAGATCGAAGGACCAGACATCACAGAGCGAGATAACGCCACCCTCGCGCTTGCTCTTGGCAGATCCTACCCTCAGCTCGCCGACATGTTCGACCGAGGACTCCTTGATGAGAAGGAACTGCTTCGAATAGTTTACAAGATGATCGCCGAGCCCTTCTTAGGCAAAGCCCCGAAGGGGCTCAAAAAGCCCCTCACCGCCCCAGGCGCGCAGACACCCAGCGAAGGCGGCACCGACGAAGGCGATCCCGATGAGGACGAAGAATGAGCGGACCTGCACCCACGAAAAGACTTGTCTACCTCCAAAGCCAGGTCTTTCGCTATATCAAAAATAGCGCCAAGCCCAAGTATGGACCAGGACCCCACTTCCAGATGATATGGGCATCCTGTGCCATGAAACCATCAAAGCCGATCAAATACCAGGTCAACAACCCAGGCACATCCTTCGCGCGAGTCGAAGTGCAGAAGGCTGTCTTCCTAAAGCCGCCCGCCTTCCCCAAACCCTGCGGGCTCACCAATAACGAGGAGTAAGACCATGAGTAAAAAAGTCCTTCCCATTCTCAGATCATTGCCGGTCGTTGAAAAGCTCGACCTGCCCCCGCGCGCAGAGATCCTCCCGAAGATCGAAAACGGAGAGATCGACCACCTGGATTTTCAGGCGCGCGTGTATGGCACCGGCAAGAACCACAACCCCTACCAGTTCAAGGAAGCAGATCTCGCCAGCTTCGCCAAATCCTTCGAAGGACAGCCGTTCCTCCGCAACCACGACACCTACGACATCGACGCGCGCGACGGCACAGTCATCGACTCGGCGCTTGAAGGCAAAGCCTTCAAGCAAACCATCCGGCTCACCACCCGCCGCGGGATGGTCGACTTCGTCGAAGGCAAGATCGACCGATTTTCGATCGGCTGGTATTACGACGATGTCATGTGCTCCATCTGCAAGCAATCCTGGTTTAGTTTCGAATGCCGGCATTCCCCAGGTCGAGTCTATAAGGTCGACCAAAAAGACATCATGTGCATGCTGATATTTATCAACCCCTCCGGCAAAGAGACCAGCGCCGTCAATACCCCCGCGGTCGAAGGCACAGGAATAGATAAGTTGCAGGAATATAAACTCGAAGTTCTCGGCGACGTGACCGCTGAAACCCACGCGCGCCGCGCGTCCAATAAACTCATGAAAGGAGTCCAAATGAAACCAAAAAAGAAAGTCACAACACCAGCCGCGCCAGTGCTCGATGAGCAGGGCGAAATCGAAGAACTCACAAATGAGTTTACAGACGAAACCAGCGCGGCGCTCGATTTGCAGGGAGCCGATGAGATCATCGCCAATCTGCAACAACAGGCAGCCGAGGCGCGTGCTCTCCACGTAGAGCAATGCCGCTCCCTGCTCGAATCCAGCCTCGCGGCCAGCCGATTGCCAGCCGCCAGCCAGAAGGCAGTACGTAAGCCTTTTGAATTGATGCTTGCCTCCGGCAAGCCGTTCCTAGCAACGGAGTTGCAGGAAGCGATCAAAGACAAGCGCGAGGAACTTTCCAGCCTTCAAACGGTCGAAGGACCAGCGCGCGGCTCATCCATTGGTGGAATGTTCACCGGTCGTGAACAGTTCGAAGCCGCACTCGCCGACCTGCTCGGCGCGCCGCGCGAAGAGGGACAGGAGAAAATGAAAGTCCGCAGGCTCTCCGGTATCCGTGAAGCCTACATCCTCGCCACCGGCGATGATCAATTCATGGGGGGTTACTATCCAGAGTTTGCCCTCGTGACCGCCAACTTCCCAGGCATCGTCGCCAACGTCATGAACAAGATCCTGACGAAGGCCTGGGCAGACTTCGAGGAGCATTACGGCTGGTGGAAGCAGATCACCACCGTTGAGCATTTCAACAATCTCAACGATGCGTCATGGATTCGCACCGGCACGATCGCTTCGCTCCCATCCGTCGCAGAACGCGGGGAATATACAGAACTGCCCATCGGCGATATTCGAGAGACATCCTCGTGGGGCAAATACGGGGGATACGTGCCTCTCACCATCGAAGCCGTGCTCCGAGACGATACCCGCGCCTTTGCTCGCATGCCGCGCGAAGTAGCACTCGCAGGAATTAGAAACATCTCCGAGCAGATCGCCGCCATCTTCACTAGCAATAGTGGCGCAGGTCCCACAATGGCAGACACCGGAGCGCTATTCAATTCCACAGCGCAGACCACAGCCGGCGGTCATATCAATCTGCTCACCACAGCCCTCGGCACAGACTACACCGCGTGGAACGCCGTTGCCCTTGCCATGTACAAAAAGAAACTCATGGTCAAGAACGCCAGCGGGTACTATGGCACCGGCAAGCCCCAAGCCCTATACCCAACATTCTGCTTAGTGCCCGCAGACCTGGCACAACAGGCAAATGCCCTGTTCGTCCCGCGTTGGGATGCCCCCGCGCAGAACGTGCCTGCTACGCAGTCCGTCCTATGGGGTGGGCGCGTCAGCCCTGTCACCGTTCCAGAGTGGACAGACGCCACCGATTGGGCAGCAGTGATCGACCCCAAGTTGCGACCAGGCATCATGCTCGGCGAGATCTTTGGGGTACTGCCTCAGATCTTCTCAGCATCTTCCGAGATCGACCCCGCCATGTTCGCCAACGACGAGAGCCGGATCAAGGTCCGGCACTTCCTGAACGTCGGCGTAGCCGACGACATGCCGTTGCACAAATCCAACGTGGCTGGATAAGAAAAAAGCCAGCACCTTTACCAACTTTGTGAGAGCCGAAAACGGGAGGCTCTCACAAAGATAAGTCCAATCCATAAGGAGTAAACATAATGGACACAATTACATTCATCGTCGCCGCTCTGCTCACTGCGTTCGCAGGCGGACTCGTCTTCTACAACCTACTGCCGATGGTCACATCGTCAGAGTTTGCCGAAGCCATCAGTAAACTAAAGTACCGACTCGCGCGCAAGTGGGCAATCATCACGCGCTATTCGATGGAACTCGGCGGATACGTCCACGACACGCACATGTCCCAATGGATAGCCCCGAATATGTGCTCATTCGTCACCGGCACATGGACAGACGCAGCCGGAGCCGTCACCGGCACAGTCACCAAAGCCAAAGCCGCCGCCGATGAAACCGCCGTCATCTACATTCCGGTCAGCGCGGCAGTGCCCTCCAATTCGAGCGCGCTCAAAGGCTCATACATCACATCCATCGACATCTATTGGGCGACCACCACCGCCGCGCTGGATGCAGCCGGAGCCACTGCCACAATCGACCGATTCGTATTACCGGTCAATGGCGCAGCCTTCCCCGCCCTCGTTGCTCACACCTTCACCTACGACACCGGCAACGACACCGCAGCCGAAACCGACGACCTCGACGAGCATTCAATGACCCTCACCATCACTACCCCATTCTGGCTCGATAACGACGATGTCGTGCAGGTCCGTCTCACAATGGACGCAGCCCCAACCAGTGTGATCAAGTTCCACGGCGCGCGCGTCAATTACACTCTCAGACTGTAGGAGGCGATCATGACTCTATCAATCAACAAACTCCAAGAGTACGCCAAGACCACAGAAACCAAGGTCATTGAAGGCGCGTACAAAATCGCACCCGATTACAAATCGGCGACCTTCGTCCTCGAATCCGGTCAGAAACTCACCATGACCGAAGACGAGATAGATCAAGCAATCGAAAGGCATAAGCAGCAATCCAAACCATTCGCCTACATCGAAGAGGCAGTCGCAGCCGAAGAAAAGGCGCGTCTCAAACCCACAGCCAAATCCAAAACCAAAGGAGATACCTAATGATCCCCTTCTACAGATCCCTTGCCTTCTGGCAAGCCCTCGCCTACGTGATAGCCGCGCTCGTCGCCTACTTCACGCCCTACGCGCTCGAAGCCGGAACCCTGCTCGCGCTCTTTCTGGCAGTCCTGAAAATGATCAACATTGTGC